TTTTAACCGATATACCGCTACAATATGTCCTCCTTTTTTCAGACGGCCTGACTCATGCAGCTTATTCTTGCCCCCATGCAGGGTAATGCAATATTTTATTAAATTAATCTATAAATCAAACATTTGAAAAAATTTTATAAAAAAAGGTGCAAAAAAGGTGCAAATGAAATAAAAATATTTTCAAAAACATCTTGCAATACCTCATATAAAGAGGTAATATACACACATGGATCTACTGCGAGAGGCAAATAAAATGAACGAAATTCAAAAAATCATCAACATTATTGAAAACGACGATGACTGCTTTGCTTTTTATGGTATTCGCGCCACCACTGAAGAACATTCAGCCGGCGAAGAGTTGAGTAATTCATTTGTTTGGGTTGACGGCGAAAAAACCGAAGAAGAGTTAGACGGAATCAGCACTATGGGAATTAAAGATTTGACCGAAGAAGCTGTTATTCGCACAATTAAATGTCTTGGCCGTGATGCCTGTGAGCATTTCGGTGTGAAAGCAAATGTATACCATAGTTATGTTGGCCAGAATTTTGTTTTGATTAAAGGCGATTCAGCTGCTGCTGGCGAAGACAACGGTGAATGGGTAATACGAAACCCTGTTGTTGTAGCTGTATTGTAATAAACTCAATAGACTAAATCACAGCAGACGATTTAATGTTATCTGAAGATGGGGATTTGTATGATTGAGAATTTTGAGCTTGGTTACACGCCGGCAAACCTAAAGGCATTGCGCCGAAGATATGGGCTGACACAGCAACAAGTAGCCGATATAACTGAATCAACGCTGAAAACCGCCCAAAAATGGGAAACAAGCCCGAATTTGAAAAGTTACGCCAACATGCCTCACACCAAATGGCTGAAGCTGTTGGAATATGTAAAGAGTAAATGAGAAAAAGGCCGCCTAGATTCAGGCGGCCTTTGTTTACTTAAACGTATCAGATAACGCCTTGTGCCGCGCCTTGCAATCGTTGTACAAGCCGATGACTTGCAACGACCACGGCAACACATCAGCGCCTGTTCCGCCCTCAAGTTTAGGCAGGTTCGGGCATGGTTGCACAAGGTCGGAAGGCGGTTTAATTGCCGTCGGTAATGGCGGCGTTGATGACTGACAGCCCATCAGAATCAAGACAGGTATTCCGAAACACAGGCTTTTCAACAATCTTCTGCACTTGAACATAACGCACCCTTTCCTTTTCTTCTCGCACCGCTTTACCCGACTGATACGCGGCGGACAATTCGCGGTCTTGCTTTGCCTTCTCAATCGCGGCATCTTTCAGACGGCCTGAAATTTCCGCCGCCATTGAATCACGTCCGCGCCGGTATTGGGCGGCATGGTCGTATTGCCACGCGCCCACAATCAGCACAAAACAAGCCGCGATCAGAATCAGTTTCCAGTTTTTAAGCAGGCTGTTCATAGGTTTTCAACATCGCTTTGTAGTTTTTAATCTCGCTTTCAGCAAATTCAAACGCTTTAAAATCGGCGTTTTCGCTTGCCTGTTTGCGCTTTTCTTCCCATTCGGCGATACGCGCTTTCAGAAATTCGACAGGATTCATGGCTACTCCTTAAACGTGCAAGCCAGGCAAATAGACGGTTTTCCCGCCTTTTTTGGTTGCCGTCATGATTTGGTTACGCATTGGGCTGTTACGGCGAAAACCTACATGCACCCACGCGCCATCGCCACGCTCAGGAAATTCAAGGATCAACTGATCAAAGGTCAGTTTGCCCTCGTCTCGCATCTTGATTAAGAGTTTCGCAAATGCCAAAGAGGTCAAACCAATAGCATCACAGTCAGCCGCCAAGCCGAAACGATGGGCGGACGTTGCGCTACCGCCTACAAGTTTGTTTACGCGCTCACTGCGGAAACAGCTTGTAACGATGATTCCGCGGCCAACATAGGCGCGGATTTTCTCAAGCTGTTGCGCCGTGTAATAGATGTTGTCCATTTCAGCAGATGATGGCTTGTTCTCAATACCGGCACGGCGTGCAGATTCGCTGCGTGTCAATTCTTTTAAACTAAAGTGTTCAGTGATTTGCATTTTTACTTCTCCATTAAAAAAGGCCGTCTGATTTCAGACGACCTGTCGTTACTCTTTACTATCGATAAATTTGTCAGCCGTTTTCTTGACCCACTTCTTCATCAAGCCTGGGGCAAGGGTTTTAACGGTATCCATGGCATGGCCTGTCAAAATACCGACAAACGCGCCGGCGATAGCACAAGTCCATACCTGATTTACCATCAAAAACCGCTCCACTACCGCCGCCGCTGCCACTGCCGATACAACCGCCTCAAACGCGCTTGAAACAACCGTGTCATGGTCTTTGATACTCGACCACGCACTGCCGACAATGCCGCCCCCTATGGCAAACAGGTAGCCAAATTGAAAAAAATCCATCATTCCCCCTTTAGGCCGTCTTTCAGTTTTTCGCCCGAAAACAAGAATTTAAGTGAGTTATTGCCAGCCAATAGGCACAAGAAAGCAAGAATCGGCGGAATGACCATGCCTGTATGAGCAGGCGGAAACGCTCCCCAAAACGCCTGAGCCGTCAGATACCAGATAAACGCCGACACCAGCAGAAGATAGCCTGAAAAGACGTTCCCCTTGTACGTCTGCCAGTACATCGAGGCCAACTGCAACAAGCCGATACCGCCGAAAACAGGAATCAGGATAGATTCTGGTATCGTTTTAAACTTGTAATAAATTGGCCAGTTGTAGATGTCAACAGGCGAAAACGCAAACACGGCGGCATAGCCAATCATCGACAGCCCACTGGCAAACTCAACAACGCGCGTCCCTGTACCAAACAGCCACTTCTGAAAACGTACAGGCAAAAAACGCCATTCCAAAACATATTTAACCCATTTCAATGAGTTACTCATTTTTCCATCTCCAAATAAAAAGGACTTTTTGACAAAATTATCAAAAAGTCCGTTTACGAAAAAAGCCATCAAAAATTATGGCAATCTAGTAGGCCACGGGTCGTTAGTCAGGTACATAATAGAACTTACCCGAATGTCCCCGATGTCTCGGTCAGTAGGGACGGGGTCGGTAAATTGAAAACGCAGCATGTTACCATCGCCTGGACCACCTAAATACCATGTCCCGTACGGCGCACCCTTGTCATTGTGGATGCCGCCAATCAAGCTAAATTCTGACCTAAATCCTTGCGGCACTTGGTTTAAACCTAAAATAAAAACATTCCGCTCCCTGTCAGATGGCTGAATAGAATACCCCGGGCCACCACGTCGCACGATACCGAACCAACCCCACGACAAACCGCCGAATTGATACATCACAGTATCGTTTTTGCGTCTAACTTTTAGATATGACGCGCCCAATTTTGAAGCAATAGTAAGCGTTCGCCAGCCAGTATCCCCAGTCAAGACTTCCCAGCCTTGGTTATCTGTTCCAGTTCGCTTTATCCATTTCAACGCGCCGTTAGTAGCCGCCGTGTCAACATATGTTGTGCCGACTGGTGCAGTAACTTTTCCATTTGGCATACCAGTGCCGTGAATTTCATACTCGTTGGCTTGCCCAGCGGGTGCGTTTGTAGCTGGTTGACTTGGTAGCGTTACACTTCCCCCGCCGTCTGACAGGGTGAGCGTATTGCCGGATAACGTCAGCTTTTGCGGGATACCCACACCGTCACGGCCGTCTCGCCCTGGCTCGCCCTTGTCGCCTTTCGCGCCTTTCAGAGATTCAAGCCATTTACCCACCGTCCCAAATACCAACTCACCATCAGCAAGCTCATATGCTGAAAGTCCATTTCGTCCATCTCGCCCGGGCGAACCATCACGGCCTTTTAAGCTCGCCAGCCATTGTGATTCATTGCCATCATAGCCATTCGCAACCGCGATTTCATAGGCGGACTTGCCATCTTGCCCACGCTCGCCTTGCAAACCTTGTGGACCAATAGGCCCTTGTAGTCCATCCGCCCCTTTAGGTCCAGCAGGCCCAATAGGTCCTTGTAAACCTTGCTGACCCGTTTCCCCGCGCTGTCCTTGTGGCCCAGTTAATCCTTGCGGGCCTTGCGGGCCTATCGGTCCACGCTCGCCTGTATCGCCTTTGTCGCCCTTTGCACCGTCTGCGCCTCGTTCGCCGGGCAAGCCATCCGCGCCTTTGTCGCCAGTGTCGCCAGTGTCGCCTTTTGCGCCCGGCAATCCGTCTGCGCCTCGCTCACCCTGAATCCCTCGCTCGCCAGTGTCGCCTTTTGCACCAGCCGCGCCATCTTCGCCTTTCTCTCCTCGCTCGCCCTTGAATTTAGAGAGAAATTCCGAAAAAGTGCCAGTATAGCCAAGCTCCCTTTTAGCTCGGTCGTACAGGTCTTGCCCTGCACCTTGAGCAATGGCGGTTTCCTTAACGTCAATCTCGACAGACGGCGTTTTATCGGATAGGGTAAATACATATTCCGTCATAGTGTTACCACCTCCAGTAAGCAAATTTCGCCACGAATCAGCGTGTGCCGTGTCGATACGTTCAAAATATCGTACTTGGCACGTCGCCATTTCACATCCTTGGAAAATTCAGGCGGGAACTCCAGCGTTAGGACGTTTTCGGCTACTTGGATATTCGCCGTAGTCTCGAACGTTTCCCCAGTGCTTGGCTCGACCATCATTTTCAAATTGGCGGTAGATAAATCAAACGGCTTACCGTCCGCCGTTACCGTTACTTCAAAACGCCGGGCGTTTCCGCGCGGTATCTCGATGTTTATAATCGGGATTTCTGCTTTGATTTTAATCATAATTCCCCCTTTCAGGGTTTTTGACAAAATTATCAAAAAGTCCAAAATAAAAGGCCGTCATGTTTCAGACGGCCTCTTCGGTTATTTGGATTTGCGCTCCAACGCCTCGACTTTTTCCGTAAGTTCCTGAATGGCTTTAGTCAAAACTGGAATGAACGTTTCATATTCGAGTGTATATGTGTCGTACTTCAGGTTCACCATCGGCAACTGCCCATATTCAGCCTCAAGCGCGGCAACGTCTTGAGCAATAAACCAGTGTCTCAGTCTATCCTCTTTATGACTACCGTCTTTCTTCGGCTTCGCCCACCACTTACGCAATTTTTCCGAACGCTCATCTTCCGGCAGGTCTTGGAAAAGCTCGTCAACGTATGAATCGCGGCGGTCATAGTATCCAGTAACAGGCTTCAGCTTCATCACAAACTCCAAGCCTTTCTCAAGCGGCTTGATGTCCGTTTTATCGCGGCTGTCTGAACGGATATTGACGGTCGTTGGCGCATAAAGCGTTTGATTATGCCCGCCGATTTGGATTTCGTTGTTACCGTTAATCCGCGCGCCGTAGCCAATAGCAATAGAGTTTGTGATTTTTCCGCTTAAAACATCGCCTTGCACGTTTCGATAACCTGCTGAATCGCCAATAAAAACAGATTGTTCGCTACTGATATTAGGGGCACTCCAATAGCCTACTGCTACGCTCGATAAATGACTACCTTTTCGCATAGCAGAAGCACCGACAGCGGTCGCTTTCTGGTAATCAGCACCTGTTAACGCCGCGTCTGCGCCGATGATGGTAGAGTATGCCGCCGTCAACGCGCTATTCATCGCATTGGCGCCGATGATGGTTAATTCCTCGTTCTTTGCGGCGGACGATGTTGTTGAGTAAACATACTTCAATTCCGCATTGCCCGAAGTATTGAGCGATTTAGGGCTGTTTACCGTAATAGTCGTATCGGTAACGGAAACAACCTCAACAGGCACAACATCGCCTTGCAATGTCTGCGCCGCGCCTGATGTCAAACGAATCCCAACCCAATAAGTCGCTTTCGCTCCCTGAAGATTTGAGAATGTCAGCGTGATAGTGTTGCCTGATTGGGTATAAGTACCTGATTCCGTGCCATTCCAGACAACATCGCCACCATTCGGGGCGCGGTCTCGCTCAAGATTTTCCATTGCGGCAGAACCGATGACGGTTGTCTTATCAACCGCTTTGGCGTTCTTCGCCGCGTCGCCACCAATCACTACTTGTGCCTCTTGGCTTTGATATTGCGCCAAAACTGACTGACCAATCGCTACGGTTTTGCTGGTTTTAGACGGCCAGAAAACCTCAATATCTCCAGTCAAGCCGACTGGCGCAGTGCCACCCAATGCCCCACCACCAAGAACAACGTTTGAATAACCTGTTCCCAAGCCTTGACCTGCATTGCGACCAATGGCGACGTTGGAATATCCGCTCGTGATACCACGCCCAGCATTGCCGCCAATACCGATGTTGCGAGTACCTGCCATTTTTGACTGCTCATACCATTCGGTCTCTGCTTGAACGCTAATCAAGCTATCAGGCCCGATGGCAATGTTGTCGCGGCTGATACGAGAAAAGCCCTGTGCGCGGTCGCCGATGGCAATGCCTGAAACGCATTTTTCCATCTGCGCCATTGCACCCTCGCCAATGACAACCAATCCCGTGCCTGTCCATTCGTTTGATTTAAGATTGGCCGCCGCGCCTGAGCCTGTAATAAAACGACCGATGCCGCTGCGAATCGGCTGATACTGCATATCAACGGTCTTGCCGCTGATCGTAAATTTGCCGTTTGTATATTTGTTTTTCGTTGGGTATTTCGTCCCCATGCCAACAGTCAAACCAAGACAGTCAACAAATACACCAAGCGCGGCGGCTTCCGCAGTGTTTACAGCTTCTTGAGCGTTGTTGTTAGAGGCTAAATAACCAAAATCATACAGGCTCATTGCGCCACTAAATACACGCTTCCAGCGTGTGCCATTCGTGCTTACGATGATTGTAGAGGCATTGTCAGTTGAGCTTTTATCAGTGTCGGCAGAGATAAACAAACCACCGCCAAAACTTAAGCCGTCCTCATGATAGCCGCGAACGAAAGCCACGCCGTTACCGGCGAATTTACGCAATTCAGAAATACTGCTGATAATAGAAACTTTCTTAACCAGCTTCTTGTCTAAATCATCAGCAACTGAGCTACTTGCCAGCACTTTCCAGCCGCGTGAATTGCTTGTATTTGGATTGGTTTTGTTGTTTGGCAAAGTGTTGACGTAAAGGCTTAATGAATCATCACTTTGTAATACGCAACCAATATCATAACCACCAATTTCTTCACAGAAATCAGCGTCAAACTTATAGCTACCGCCTTTGTTAATGTAGGCAATATGGCTGGACAGCTCGTAAAGGATGCCGTTCATATCCTTGCCGCTTGGCGGCTGACCACCGACGGCAATAGGTGTCATGGTTACTGCCGGGAAACCTTTTGTATAAGTCGCCGCATTTGCAGGCGTTGTTTCGGTAACATCTTCAGCAATACTGTTACGCAAGCCCTCAGACGCAAATGGTTTGGTCAATAATTTTGGATTCACTTTTTAAACCTCCAAATAAAAAACCCCGTTATCAAACGGGGAATAACCGGCTTCTTCAAAACCGAAATATTTACTTCTCGATGGCTCGAGAAAATCTATCAATACGCCTGACGGCCTTGGCAAAATATCGGACTGCAACAAAATAGCCCGTTCTTCGTTGCTCAAATCAAACTCGAAGATATAACGGGCTGTCATTGTTCCAGTTATGTAATAGTAGGCACGGCCTCGCTTCTCAAACATCGTCATTAAAAGACGGTTGATGTTGTATGCCGTTGCGTACATGATATTTTTCATTGCTTTCAGCAAAATCATCTGCCGATATGCGCCATCGCTCATAGAGAAAACGCTTGTATTGCCTACGCCCCTGCTCCATACGCCGTCATTAAAGGCTAGGAAGCCATCTGCAAAGCCGAGATAGTCGCCGCTAACCATTTGAAATGACCGCTCCATGCCGACAATCTTGCCCCACACGTCCAAGCCGTAGCCCTCAGCGGTTTCAATATCCCAGACAAGACGGCGAAATTCCTCGATTTTATCGGCAGGGCATATGCACTGATTAAGCCGTTCAATCAATCCCAGCAAGACAGGGCTATGAGCGTATTGGCTGATAATCGTCTTTTTAACGTCAATCATCTTCTACAATCTCGATATTGCCTGCCTGTACAGACGGGATTTTTGAAATGCCGACAGAAACAGCCTCACGCCAGCCCGAACGTTTATCGGAAACCTGAATATCAAGCAGTCTCACATCTGCGTGATTCTGCAAAATAGCGGTAAAGAAATCCGCCGAGTAAACAGTAGCCCCAATTTTTGACAGCTTCATCTTTTCAAACGTTTCCGCAATGGTTTTTTGAATCTTCAGTTCATACCCAAGCGGCGCACCTTTTGCTATTCGCACCTTAAAGAACACTTGAACAGGCTCAGGGCGTTGGAACAGGATTTCGTAAGACGGCTTAGGGTCTTGATACAGGTCGTCATAAATCGTAACCGCCGTATTGCCGTTGTAATCACAACCGCTGCCAGAGTATCGCCAAATCGTCTTTGCGATTTCCTCGTTATCGCCACCATTGACGGCAACGAAAATACTATGCGGCGCAAGCGTGTAGCCATTCTTCTCTACCGCCGTGCCTTTTGGGTTGTCGATAACATAAACATCCGTAACGCCCGGCAATTTAGCTACATTCGCATAAACAGAAGCAGGCATACCCAGCGAATTGATGGCTACGCTTTTCTGCCGTCTGTCTTTGAAATCTTCACGGCTTTCGGCAGGCTTACCGGCAATCGAATCATGCGGATTGCTCACACGGTCAAGGCCGTTGATGTATTGGGTCATGGTTGAGATTGATCCGGCTCGCGCGTGAACATCGCTGTTTGCCGTTACAACCGCTGAAACCGTACCACTTGAGCCGATAACGTACCGTTTACTCACGCGCCAAACCTGCCCATTTTCGTCTTGGACTGGATAATCTTTCGGGATAACCACACCAGCTAAGCCAATAAATTCACAGACGGCCTGCGCTTTCGTTTCGGGTTTACGCTCCAAGAAGTATATTTTTGCGATCGCGTCTTGCATTGCACCCTCTGCATAATCAGGGTTAACCTGATTCATCAGCCGGGCAAGTTGGTTATCACGGTCTGCGATAATCGCCGCCAGTGATGAAGCCAACTGACCTTGAGGCGTATCAAGGTTTTTATTCAGATTCCCACCAAACGCCTGATTAAAATCCTCTAACAAGCCCTGCAATACCGATTCTTCAGTCGGAATAACAACGCCTGTATCGTTGATTTCAATAGGGGGAACATTTGTTTTAAAAGTCATAAAGCCACCGTATGAACTTGGTTGTTTTCATCTTTGAACCTAACGCTCCCACTCAAGCCACGATTTGTAATATCGTTTACCGACACAATCACGTCTTTCACGCCTGCCACGCGCATAGCCGCTTCTTCCATGCGGTGTTTGAACAGCGCAAAAGAATGAGGGCGTCCAAGCACTTCATCGAAGTATGGAACGCCCTGTTCAGTGTCATAGTAAAGTTCGCCCTCAAACAGCCTGATTGCATTTGCCACGCTTTGAGCCGTTGAGTAAGGGGCTTTCGCATAAGCAATATCGCCGTCAGCCGTCAATTCCAAATCCCAAGTCGAGGGATTTAAATAAAGTGTTTCCATCGCTTCCTTTCCTAATCAACTGGACTGCCGCCGTTCGTATGATGAACCAGCGATTTACCGCCACCGACAACATCGACTTTTGATTCGATTTGGCCGTCTGTTGTCAAAGTACCTGAGAATGAAGCCGCGCCGCCGCCAGTTTGCGAGAAACTGCCGTTTTGCGTGGTGTTACCCTCAATCTGTACAGTCGGCGATTTAATCATGGTCTTTGGTGCTTCAAGCTCGATTCCAGTAGGGGAATAGATTTTGATTCCACCACCTGAAAACATGATGTATTGAGATGGCGTACCGTTCAGGAAACCGCCAAAATAAAGGCCGTCTGAATAATCAAAACGGCGTTTGCTTTGCGGTGCTGAAGCGGCTTTATTCGCCTTTACGCTCGAAATATCACGGCTGCAAAAACCGCACATCCCAATATCTCCGACTTGAGGGTCAATAACGACAGCATTGCCGCCGCCTTGCAAGCGCATATAAGGCACGTTGAAGATTACCCCGTGAGGGATAACGCCGCCGCTGCCGTCAATCTGAGAAACAAGCGGCTGAACATCAACCATGCCAACAGGGGCTAACCCACCGCCTTTTACAGCCACGACTTTCACAAGCGTTACCGTCTGAAGCCTCGACAGGATACTTTCAACGATATAGCCTATCTCGCCCTGTCCGCCTCGCTGACCCGGCTGTTCAAAGCCTAATCTATTTTGCGACATGTACTGTCTCGCTTTCCGCGTGAGCCGCTTTAATAAACACTTCCCACTTACCGCTAGGGCTGAATGATTCAAGCGTGATATTCATACCGAAAACACGCCATTTGCCGTTACAGGTAGGGATAATGCTGTCCTCAATCTCAACCAAGCCACCAAAACGCAAGGCAGGGTCATAAAGGCATGAGAACTGGACGCCTATTTGGTCGGGTATCGGATAGCCGATAAGCCCTGTACTTGGACGAATAACAGGCACGTCAACCATGCGCGGCTCACCTTTGGGCGCAATTGCGATTGTGTCGTTGTCGATATACAAGTCCAAATCGGCATTTTTCGCCAACATCTGCACCTTGCCCAAAGCGGAATCAGGCAGGTATTGGTTACTCAGTTTCGCCGTTACGCCGTTATTCTCAAAGCTCATGCCCATATCGGTTGCAAGTTGCGATATAGCCTCGGCCACATCTATCTCGCCCTCAAAACTTCGTGGCGGTGTAGGTACAATTTGATGGTAGTAGCCCGTGCTACTTTCGATATTCAGGCAAACATTGGGCGCGGAACCAAAATCAGGCTTCGCAAATGTGATATTGCCTTTATAGACAACAGACATTTTGTCATCATCGCCTGCTTCGATTTGGATCAGGTTTTGCAAAGCCTCTTTTGTGTTCCACTGCACCCTGAGCAATGCCAGCATATTGCTTAAATGCAAGCCAAAAATGCGAATGTTTGCGGTCGGCATGACTGAGCCGTTGCCGTAATTGATACGACATTCAGTCCGTAAACCGTCAAAAACAAGCGTATTGTTTCCGTCTCCATCAAAGTCTTTATCTTCGCCGGACAAGATGATTGTTACCTTGATTCGTTTCTCTTTCAGACTAGGCATTTTTTACCCACCTTAAGACGTAACGTTTGCCTAAGTCGCCGAAAACAGGGTCGTCATTACCTTGCAAATCCTCAAAGTACAATTCCCCCTCAAAAGGGCGGAAAGCCTCGTTTACGATAGGCTCGCCATTCAAGCAAACGCGCCCACTCACTACCGGCACACGGTTTGCTTTCACATCGGCATAGAGTTTGCCAAGCCGCATAGTCAGCACAATATCGACTACTTGTTGCCCCAGCGTTGTTGTTACTTTTTGCGACCGCTCGTCTGAAATAGGGATTGTGTAAACTTTCATATCAATCCCCTGTAACTTTTGTTGCGATTTGAGAAAGCACGGATTCCTTTACCGGCTCAGGCGGCGTTGCTGTCGGGGCTTCTTTCGCCTGCACCTTTCCGCCATCAGCCTGTAATCCTGCTTCCGATTTTGTCTTTTTATACTCAACCTTAGCCAAGCGCACTTCTTGAAAGTGGATATTGACCTTAATCATCCGCGCACCGTTTCCAGCCTCTCTCACATAGTCGTAACCAGTGATTGAGCAGTTCGGATATACGGCTTCAGGCGTGATAATCATGAATAAATCGGTTGAGTTTGCGAACGTGCTTAAAAGCGCCAAAAAAGCACCACGCTGCACCACGCCGCCAGTCGCTTTTGTCATCATTACACTGGCTTTAAAAGGCTCGTTTACCTTGTTGTAGCTCGTAAAACTCCCATTTTCGATAGGGGAATTTACAACAGACGACTTGTTTTCATACCGTACAGAAGCAACATTGTCTGCCAGCAATAGCGGAATACCGCGCTGATTGAAGATTCCCCATTTTTCGCCAAATACCAAGTTAATCAGTTGCGCCCCGCCAAAACTAATCAGGGCATTGCCGATATTCGCCGGTATCTTTGGAACGTTAGGGATTCCGACACTATTCCACTTCATATCTTTACCTCAGAAACAACAAAAGCCGCCTTTTCAGACGGCCTTTATTGCCTAGTTCTACATTTGAGCAAAAGCATATTGCCCGGCACGGCTGTTCAAACCGTCCATAGCATCTTGTACATTACCCCGAACGGTGCTCGCACTGGTTTGGACGTTAATACCGCCATTAACCGTGATTTGCGTGTTTTGGGTATTGCTGACGTTATGAGGATTCGCCGCGCCTCGTGAAGCGTTAATGCGCCCCTGTTTGTCGCTGAGATTCTGCGCAACAGCCTGGCCGCCCAAAGGTCTAGACATCATTCCACCTTTACCTTTGTAAGCCATCATTTTATTAATGCTGTTCACATATCCCTGCGTTTCTTTCGGCGCATGAGACAGCCAGTCATTGCCATAGCGTTTAATGGCTTGGTCTAGGTTGCCATTGCCCCAGTTATACGCTGCAAGGGCTTTGTTATGGTCGCCGTTGTAATGCTTCAGCAACCATTGGAAATAACGCGCCGCTGCATCGCTGGAAGCGTCAAAGTCCCATTCGCGCCCTGAAATACCGTAAGCCTTAGCAGTGCCGGGCATAAATTGGAAATGACCTTTCGCACCAGCGGCGGACGATTTCTTCATGTTGCCTTTGCGGCTTTCCTGCGCCCATACTGAATAAAGCATGTGCTGCGGAATACCGTACTTCTGACTTACAGCAGACAGCCTGGAATCAGCGTTTGAAACGGTGTCTTTGGCGTTGATTTTATTCAGCCAATCTTCTTTGCCTGTAACGGCAATGGCTGACCTAGTTCCACCGCCTCCACCACCTCTACGCGCGATAATAGGGACGATTCTGCCGCTTTGGATTTCCTTCCAGTATTGTGCGCTTGCCGCACCAGTGTTGCCGTATTTCTCGCCCTGCTTGAAATCAGAAACCCAGCCCTCTTTAGTGTAAATAGCAACATGCCCCCAGTTATGACCTGACCTTGAGTTTGATTTCATACTCATTACATCGCCAATCTGAGGCACATAATCCTTGCTATATGCAACCTGATGGAAGCCTTGCCCACTTTTAAGCAGGTTGCTGGCAACATCTACACCATTACCGCTACTGCGAATGCCCTGCGCTCGTAGCGCGTTATTGACATATAACGCACACTGTTTAAGGCTTCGTTTTGCTGCGTGTTTTACGGCAAAAGCAGCGGCTTGAGACACTTTGCCATCAATGCCTGAAACCATATTATCAACAGCACTGCCACCAGCACTGTTACCGCCTGACAACGTGCCGACATCATGCCCGGTCGCTACGTCAACAGTGCCGGTAACTCTATCCCATGCCGCGCCTGCAAATGACTTCACGGCCTCCCATCGGCGGTTAAATGCCACCTTGACCGCCTCACCCGCTCCTGAAAAGTCACCCTCTTTCAATCGGTTGAAGATTTCGACAATATCCATCAAATACGGCATAAGGCCGTCTGACAATTCAGAAGCAAGGTTTTTAAAGCCGTTCATCAGCGAACCGACAGACACGGTGTTGCCATCAATGAAACCCTTGAGCCTCATCCAATCAAGCATACCGTTTGCGGCTTCCGACCAGCTTGTGTAACCAGTCGTCAGGTAAATAAACGACTTACCAAGCGAATCAGTGGAAACTTTTGAACTGTTGATATAACTGGTAAAACGACCCCAATCAAACAGGGATTTGCCACCCTCTGCCCAAGTTTTATAGTCGTCATAAAGCAAGCCAAACGCCGCGCCAAGCCCTGCAACCGCCGCAATCAACGGTGCAAACGGTGCGATAAAGGCAAACACTGCCGCCGTTGCTGTAACAAGCATTGGGACAAGAAACACGCCGATAGCCGTAGCAATACCGAGAAACACGCCTTTCGTGACGTGCTCATGCTTAACCAAGAAGCCTACAAAGCCGCTCACAATCTCTGTGAGCGTTGTCAACACTGGAATCAAGGCATTGCCTATCATCAGCTTCAGGCTTTCCCACCGTGCATTTAAGACGGCTCGTGCCTCTGCCAGTTTGCGCGAGTTTTCTATATCCGCTTCGCTTGAGTGGTACATATCGCGCTGAATCTCAAGCATACGCTCCATTTCGGCGCGGCCGCGTGAAAGCGTGTTAAATGTACCGTCATCTATGCCCATCTGTTGGGCTAGTGTGTAGGCTTGTTGGCGGTCCATTGTGCTGAATCGGTCTGCCAAATCAAGCATTACATCATCAAGCTTTCGGGCTTTGCCGGTACTATCCAGCAACGAAACGCCCAAAGCGTTGAAATACGGCAAGACGGACGTATCGCCCATCATAATCAGGCTTTGCATATCGCCTGACAGGGTTTTCATGTAACCGCTCATGCCGTTGGCACTTTCGCCAGCCATCTCTGCCGCGCCTTGCCATGCGCTCAATTCCTTACGCGCCATGCCAAGATTTTTAGCAGTAGTGTCTAGCTCGCGGTTTGCTTTCGCCGCGTCTAGTGCCAGCTTTGAAAGGCCACTTGCACCAAGTAGCAAGCCTGTAAAGGCCGCAAAGCCTTTGATAGATGCGTTTACGGTCTTTAGCAAGCCTTGCATTGAGACATCTGCTTTTTGCGTATCTGCTACGCTCTTACGCCGTGCCTCGCTGTTCTCTTTGGTTGTTTTCGCGGCAGTCTTTTCCGCTTTCTCAACCTTTGAAACAGAACGCTCTAAGCGGTCATACTGCTTTTCTGCTTTCGCCGCTTCGCCTGAAAACTTGGAAGAATCGATACCAAGTTCAAGAAACAACGTGTCTATAACAGTCGCCATAATCAAACCTTTCAGACGGCCTGTCGCCGTTTCTCTTGTTGCTGTCGGTTGTAGCCGTCAACGCTTAGAACCTCCCATAGATTCAAAGCATCTTCCAGACTGTACACCGTCTGCAATTCGTGCAAAGTGCAAAGACGGCTTGAAACCAAGCCGCCGATAAGCGCGGACAGGTTTAAATACTCCATATCCGCGCCATAACCGCCACCGCCTAACTCAGGCCAGCCCCTTGTTGCAAAAAATCAATGTGCAGATTGAATACCTCCTTTCGGAACATCCAAAGATTGGTAAAGTCCTCTACATCGCCCAATTCCAAATCAAGCGGGCGGGGCGAACCACCAGCAGGAATGAATTGAACACACTCCAGCAATTCGTCCAACAGCGGAACAGCAATAGCAGGCGGAATCTTACCCAAAGCGGCAAATGCCACTTTAGCCAAGCCCATCATGCCCTCATTGGCTTCTGCAACATCAATGCCTGCACCAGCCAAAGCCAGCAAAACACGCATTGCCCAGTTATCAATCTTCGCCGCCGGCATTTCGGTAATTTCAAACTTCTTACCTTTGTCGCGGCCTTTTTCGATCGTTACGGTTTTGGTTTTTAAAGACATTAGGAAATTTCCTCTTCAGTCACTACGCCCAAGTTGAATGTATAACTGCCGGCATCCATGTGTTTTTTAGCACTGAAGCCAGCCAGATTAATCATGAAGCCTTTGGCAATACGGCGAACGCCCAATGATGGAATATCTACTTGAAACTCAAACGGGAATGTTTCCATCTGCTCAGTCATGCGCTCGTACATCTTGGCGAAGTGGGCGCGTGTAGGGCTGTTTGCTTCAAAAGTGATAGTCAGTTGGTGTTCATGTTGGATATATGCGCCGGACTGAATACCATCCACGCCCATCACGGTTTCGCCAATGGTTGCGTCTGAAAAGTCAAACGCTGAATCTGTCTTGTAGCCTTGCGCTTGGACAAATTGGTCGGTGTAGCCCTTAGCCTTCCACAGCAAAACACTGTTGGCAGAAGTAAGGGTTTTAGGTGCGATTTGTGCCATGTTGTTACCTCAAAAAATTAGGCCGCCTGTTGTTTCAGACGGCCTATAAGTTACAGAATGTTGATAGAACCCATATTGACGGAATGAACGCTACCGCCGTCGGTGTACCACAGCTTCATCGGCATGGATTCACGGTTGCCGCGTGTTTGCGCCGTTGCTTTGCCGATATACAGGTAATAGCCGCGCGCCTCGATTTGAGTAGCGGCATCTACACCAGCCTCGTTGTTGATGATGGCGCGTTGCTGTTCAGACAAATCAACGCCAGCACGGATAGAACCGAAGTTCAAGGCTTCATCGATGGCATCTTGACATGCGGCGCGTTGCAATGCGCGGCCTACATGGTTATACGGCACAGACTTGGCAGAAGTGAGCATAGTCATCAGTGCAAGCTGTAACTGGCTGTTCAGGCGGATTTGGTTTACATAATTGTCAAGCCATTTCCATTTACCAGTCATTTGACCGGGATACATGAACAGGAAGCGGTCGTTGGCCGTTGCCCATGCGCCATAGAAGTTATAGCCGTTGTCTTTCAGGTTTTGCGCTTCTGTTGCATCGTTTACGTCAACTTCCAAGCCTGATTGACCTTTGAAAGCAACAGTAATACGGCCTTCGCGTTCACTGAAATCGATAGAAGCAATCGCGCCACAAAGGAACGCCGCCTTATCCAAGCCACCATAAACAGCGGTTGCGCCTGAATATTCAGATTCTTTCAGTTTCGCGCCGAAAGAGGTTGTATTGCCTGCCTGCAATGCGGCGGCTTCTTTGCCCCAGCCAACATACAGGAAGCGTTCGTTTTGCAAGTTTGACCATTTAGCCAGTGCCAATTTATCTTCGATAGTCGGCTCTTCAATGGTCGTAAAGGTTGCAAAGTTCAATGTAGCGGCGGTCAAGCCAGCCATCATTTCATCAACGCTTTCTGCGCCCGTACCTTTTGACACACGCGCACCGGCAGATTCACTCAAGCCCAGTTTGTCGGCAATATCGCCAGTCGCAAAGGAAACGGTAGATTCCTTGCCGGTAGTGCCTGAGACAACCTTAAAGGCCTGTAACTGCTCTTCAAACTCAACCGTAGCACCCAGTGCCGAGCCGAGTTTTTGAGCCGCATCAGAGAAGCTGGTAGCATCTTTCAAATCAACGGCAGGGGCTTTCTTTTCCGTGCCGTCAATGGTTACATTCAGCGCACCTTTGATTTTCTTCAGTTCTGCAAGGCTTGTCGTTTTCACGCTCGCACCAAGCAAATAACCGGCTTCCGCTTCGCTGTTCAATGCGTAGAAGTACAGACGGCCGGGCTTTTTGTTTGAGCCGTCAAAGCCTTTGAAGTAGATTTGAGCGGCTTTATATTCGTCAGAAGTGAAGCCGAAATGCTCGCCAACAGATTCAGCAGTTGCAAACAGCAGGGCTTGGCCTGTCGGGATATTGGCATTTTTACTCAAGAAAACGGCGTTAAGCGCAAGAGGGGAACCGCCTGAACTCAACACCGATGGATTCACGCTCACAATTTGTGAAGCAGGAATTGATTTAAACATTTAATTTCCTTTTATGATGGAATACGATTAATTGAAACAGACGCGCCCTCAATAAAGTCTTGCGCATGTGTAACAGTAGGGTTGTAGGTCAGACTTGCCGTAACACTCCAACGCGCTTCAAATTCCTGCTCTTCGTTTGTGAGCGGAATATACCGCGCCTCGTCCGTGTATAAAGGCTGACACACTTCCAGCCGCTCGCAAGCATGGTAATCACGCCACAAGGTCGAGAAAACGCGCACATTACGTCCTGAATCAACACCGTAGAAATCAAGCTGCATAGCCACTTCTATGCTTCTTGTTACGTCTGCAAGGCCGTCTAATGGCCGCCATTCGTTTATCTGCGTGTTCATTTCCGATTCGCGGATAATGTTCATCAGGATAAATGGCGCATTTGGAAGCGGCACATTATTGGAATAACCCTGTATCACTTCGCAATCAGGGAATAATCCAAGCAGATACCGCCTTACGTCCTTGTAGATTTCAGACTGAGTAACGTTTAATGTTGCCGCCATACGACCACCTTGCACCAATCAGGCCATGATTCGGAAACCGACTTAATCAGCCATTCTGTAGGCTCTGATTCGCCGTAGGGCGCAAACACCAACTTATCCGAACCTTTTCCGGCAATGCGCCGTAATACAGAAAATTGACCCGTTACATACACGTTGAGCATATGCCCTTGCTGTAGCAAGCCGTCAAATTCTTGCCGCTCCTGACTGCTTAGGCTTTGTGTCTGAATAGTGACCGTTTCAGATTCATAATCAGCCGTCCTTGCGCCTGCTTCGTCTGTTTTATAGCCATTATTCAGCAACAGCGTTGCCGTCATATTCGGATTGACCGCTCGTGTTACGCCGTTTGCAATAGCTCTCAAATTCATAGACTTCCTTTCGCCTATTCAACAACTTCGCTTTGAATCGCCCGCCATAAGTCCCCCGTGTCAATCAATGGCTTGTTAAAGCCTTTTTTCTTCACGGTTGACGGCGCGTTTTCAGGCTCATTGAAGTTCTGAATCGTCTCGACAATATCGCCTTTGACACCCTCGCCAATCAACGCCAAAGCCTTGCCGACATCTCCGTCTGCGTGTTGCAAGATACTGGCCGCGTTATCCGCCCACTCGTCCTGCTTCTCCGCTATCGTGTTGCGAAAAAAAGGGCGTGCCGGAATGGTAGCCGTACCGTATTCATTCCAGTAGGCCACCTGAGCCACGCTTACATCGCCTTTCCCGTCTTTGGCAGGGTATGTTTGCGTTTCCAAGATACCGACCCTAACCGTGCCGCCTGCCGCCTTACTGACAGCATTTCGCAAGGCTGAACGGAACTTACTACCGCCGCGCATAGCAACCACCCGGAACATATCGGAAAGCGCGATACTTCGCCGTCATCTGCCAGTAGGTCAAACCCCAAGGCGTTTGAGCGAACCATGCCGCCTTACCGCTAACGCCCGACAAATCCGCGCTGACCGATACGCTACCCTCAGTAGCCGAACCGATACGACCAACCAAGCCGCCTTGTTCTGCTCTTTCGTCCAAAGCGGCTAAATGGCGCATTAACAACATCAGCAACCGTTCACGCTCGCCCAAGTCTTTCACGATACTGCAATCAGTGTTATTGAGTAGCGTTTCAGCCTGAGCGAACCACCAGTCAAGCCGTACATTGGGCGTGTCGACAAATTGCGGGTAAACCTCGCGGAAAGTGTCGGGATTAAATACCACCACGCCCATGATGTTACTCGTCTGCTTTGGTTACGCCGCCATTAGGCGCGTCAGGGTCAACTGCTTCCAAGCCGGTAGCGTTATCTGCTTTTTCCGCTGCTTCTGCTTTGGTATCAGCCGCTTTGTCATGGGCGAAAATGAAGCCGTTTTTAACCATTGCGCGGTCTGCATAGGCTTCCATCCAAGCATCGAAAAATTCAGCGTCAACGTCATAGGTAATGCCATGACCGCCGATAACGCGTGAGCTTGTAGAACCGTTAATTTCAACAGTTTGGCCGTTCAGTTCGAGAATCAAACCGTTTGGCAGTTTGCAACCAACGGTAACAGTTTTGCTTTTTGTGTTTTTTGCCATTTAGCCAGCTCCTTTTAGCTAACAGTCATTGTTGCAATACAGAATGGACGATAGATAATCGTGCCCCAAGTGCCTTGAGATTTCTTCTGTTTGATAGAAGAGGCTTCCAATACCATGTTATGGGCGCGCATTTTTTCGGTAAATGCACAATCCAAAGTACGTTGACCGTCCAATTCTTCGACAATCAGTTGCACGGTTTCGCCGCTTGTCGCTGAGTATTCAGGAATAGTCTCAACGCGCAAGTTAGGGAAGTTCTTTTTCAACTGGTCAATGACATTGACGTTGTATTGGTTGGTTTTGGTCAAATCAACGCTTGCGGTAGGGCTGCACACCAGCAACAAAGGCGTATTCATATCAATCTTACCGCCTGTCTGTTTCAGCAAAGTTTGGAACAGTTTGCGGATAGATTCATACACTTCTTCGCCTGTTGAGTTTGCCCAAGTTTTAGCGGCGGCAGTAGAGGCAGGCAATGACGGGTCATTTAATACGCCGTAGTTTTGCAAGCCTTTAACGCCAAACAAATACGTTTTGTTTTGGAAACGATTCAAGGCGTTTACAGACGCTTCGTTCACGCGGGCAACGTAGTCGATTTTGGCTTCGCCGGCACGGGCTACTTCACGCTCGCCCCAGCGAGTGAATACTTGGTAATGGTAGCTTTGACGTTGCGGGAAGTTGACGTTCACGCCGCTAACGCCGTTGTTGTTGTAGTCGCCATAAGAGGAAACTTCGCCGGTAGGCTCAACGGTCATGAAAGTAGCGGTTTCTGTTGTCCAGTCGCCTTTTTTCATTTCGCCGAAAACTTCAGCGGCTTTGGTAGGTTGCAGGATGATTTCAATCAGTTGAGGGTCAACATAGTTCAACATCCATGCAGGGATACCGCTGTTGCCTACGGTAGTTAAACCGGGCTGAGCGTCCATTGCCAAAGCAGCGGCGATTTTGTCGTCCATCAGCTTCTTGCCGCCGCCCATAAAGACGATACCGGCATCGCGTTCCAGTTGGTTAAATGTTTGATTCATTGATTACTCCCAAGAAGTGATTTTCGCCAACTCGCCAGCAGAGGCGGTTGAGGCTACTTTGAATTTGGTCAGGGTATAACCTGCTTCAGTCGCTGAGGCAGATGATTTCAATGTGCCGTCAGTGTCTTTGGCAAATACGTTTTGGCCGATAACGGCACCGGCAGGGAAGTGCGCCCAAAAGTCGCCGCCAGTCATCAGGGTCATGGCTTGACCTTTCAGAATGGTGTTGCCTTGTTCATCCAAGAAGCCGGTAATGCTTGCTTGTTGTTCACGATGTACAAAGCCGATTCGACCGTTAGTTGCTTTCTTGTTGCTTACTTTGCCGTCTGCGTCTGCCCATGCAAACACGCCGACAGTAACGCCGCTATCGCCTGCTACCAAAGCACCCTCGCCAGCCAGCATGGAAGCGTTAGGGTTGGCAGATGCAAAGTCCCCTGCAACGGCAGGGGCTTGGTATGAGTTAACTACTTTTTGAAATGGCATTTTTTAACCTTTCTTGATTCGTGCTAAACCTTTGAACTGCTTAGACGCAGCGTTTGCGCTGTCCATAGCAACTTTAGGGGTTGATTTACCCAACATGCCGACCATTGCACGATATGCGGACGGATGAACGCCTGCCACATCAACGCCTTGCTGTTCCAGTGCGAATTTGTACACATCTTCCGCGCTGTCCATAGTTACATCGCCGACAATATGCGCTACTTCACGTTGAGCGGTTGCCAGTGCCTGCATACGTTTGCGCTCTTGAGATACAGCCGCTGCGATTGCTTTGTCCATGGCAACTTTAGAAATGCCACGGTCTTGAGCTTGTTCAGGCGGTTGAGGTGCTTCAGATTCTTCATCTTCATCTTTGGCAACTTCTTCCACATCTTCGTCTGCGGCGGTTTCTTCTTCGTCTGTACCAACTCCTTCAGCGGCTTCCTCAGCAGGCGGCAACTCGTTGTCGTCCTCGTCCTCAGCAGTCTGAACTTCGTTAGTCAACGAACCGATAACTTCCAACAGTTCGTCAGGGCTTAATTCAGCGTCCTGCGCCATCAAAGGCTTCAGAACTGCATGAATACGCGCTTTCGCGCCTTTCTTCAGTTTCATAACTTTCCTTTCTGAAAATGGGTCTGCATCGCTTACTACTACGTCACGCCCTGCCCGACCCACATCGACAAGGGCTACATGGTTACCAACAATATCGCGCATAACGCCGTCATAGCGCATGCCGTTAAATTCGCCTGGTGTCATATCCGCAACATATCGATACGCGCTAGATAGCTCCATTTGCTCACCGCTTTCAATGCCTGCAATGGCTTCTGAATCCCAGACAGCCAATGAGCATTTCAAGTAACCATCTTCAAACTTGGCGTCGCTGCCAGTCGTACCGACAATTACGTCTTTTTGCGGCTCATCTGCCGACACTGGAATATGCTTACTCAGTAACGGCAGGTTATTGAACGTCTGAACAGCCTTTTCAAGCTCTTCAGGGTCTCGCAACATGTAATAAACCTTTGTCGGCTCTAATCCCAATTTGTCATGATTTGGAATTTCGCTACCGTAATAAGGATTTACCGTTGCTTTGCTGATATTGGAAGTCTCAACGTGCAATCGACCATCTTCATCATACGACCGCATAGAACGGTCTTGAGCCATCATGCACCTTGAATCTTTGGCAATATGGCCGATATTTGTTTTTGTGCCGCTTGTCTTAGCAGCCTCAGACGGTTTATATTCTTTAAGCACATCGCCACGCCCCTCAAGCGCAAATAACGCGCGAACGGCATTACGGGCATTCATCTCAACCTGTTCTTTTCTCGCCTTGTTAGCGGCTTCCTCTGCCTTTTGTTTAGCTATGGTTTTTTCGCTCAATGGCTGCGCTTCTCCGACAGCCTCAACATTTTGGCCAGTAAGCTTTGCTAACTCTTGTTCAAGCCCTTTTTTAACGCCAACGATATGCCCATTCTTAACAGTAACAAGGCTTTTATCAATTGATGCGTTATCAGGCATTCCATCAACACGGTAGCCGCCAAAGATAGATTTTTCGGCTTTTATCGGCTCTTTAATTTGAATATGAGTTTCTTTCAAATTAATCTTGGTAGATGGTTTTTTCGTTGTTTTCTGATTTGATTTATTTAACTGTTCTTGGCTTGGTGTTTTCGCACCTACAAAGCTCTTCCGAACCTCGTTGATTTTGTTGCCGTTGAACTTACCGCCCATGCCTTTAGTGATACGGCCTGATTCGTCTAACTCAACATGCGCGCCTTTACCCTCTGAACCGTTCGGCTTGACCGTTATCCACTTGTTATCTTGTGCAAGCAGTCGCCGCGCCTTGTTCAGTATGGCCTTTTGCTTCTGTTTCATACTATCCCCATTTGATTACTGCACGGCTTGAACATCTGCAATTCGGCTCAGTTCCCGGCTGAACCCACTTGCCATCTAAGTACATCCCCTTGCTGACATCAAAGCGTTTACCGTTTGCCGCTACATGGCTAGGGCGCGGCTCTTTGCCTGCGTGAGAATGAAGCCATATAGCCTCTGTAATACCAAGCTCTTGCCGTCTCGCTTTCTCAATGACGGCCTTTGCCTTGTTGGTTTGGTCTCGTGCGATAAACGCCGCTCGCCGTTCGCTTACGCCAAAGTCCTTGCGAAGTTCTTTAGATAACTGCGACATGGTGTAGCCTGCGTTAACCGACCGCCAGACGCTATCTTCAACACGGCTTAAATACTGCTGACCAATGGAACGAATCAAGCCGACATTGCCGCTCAACGCTACGTCAAATGCGCGGCGCGTTACTTCTGTCTGAGTGAATCGAACCGTCAGCCCGGCAGAACGTAAAGCCGAAAGAAACGCCTTGTCCGTGTGACTCATGGAACGATGTAAAAAAGCCCCTGCGATTTCAGGGGCTAGTGTTTCCAATCGGTTGAACCAGTAACGGAATAAACGGCGGATAGCGGCTTGTAGGCCGTCTGAAAAGCCGTCTTGCGCCAGTCCTTTAGGGTAATGGCTATCAATCAGGCTTTGCACGTCCTTGCGCATTTCCGCCAGCAGTTTCTTCAGGCTTTTCCTGTACGCTGCCTCCACTCCAAGATTCGGCATTATCGGGGACAGTATCACTTCGTTGCTCTGTTTCATCACTCATTCCCAATCCGCCAAAATCATCTTGCATTGGCACTTCGTCAACATCAATGCCGTTATATCCGCTGTCAGTATCTGAAGCCAACCGGCCGCGCACTTCTTCAGCGGAAATAACACCAGCCTGAATATATGCGACATCGCGATCCGAATCAGACTTGCGGATAGTAGCAAGTTGCGATTCGTCCATTTGCGCCAACGGAACAAACTCAAATGTGATATTGTCGTCAGTCTCGCCGAATAGATGAATCTGAACCAGCTTTAACACCTTATCCAGTGGGTCGCGCAATATGTTTTCTTGCAATGCCTTGATGTAGTCGTAATAAACGGCTATTTCGCCCTCACTGCTTGCATTTAATCCGCTAGGCGTTACGCCCAGTAATTTCACAAGCGGCGTATGGCTAGGCATTGCCAGTTGTTCCTGCGCCTGCGCCAATAATGCATCTAATCCGCTCAATGGTGTGTTGAATTGAAAGAACTCTTCGTTATCCTTATCCAACATCATCAGGCCGCGGTTATCTCTGAAGCGGTTGTACACCTCAGCGCGTAAGGTCATGTTCACTTCTTCATCACAACCACCTGACAAGATGGTCGACATATCTGTCTTAATGCCTGACAATGAGAAGCTATGCAGTAGGTCGCTTATTGAATCAACCGTTCGCAACCAGCGGTCAACATATGGCATCATCAACTGCGACATACTCACGCCGCCAAAGTTATAGGCAGACTTAAGCAAATCAGGGACAGGGCGGCTAATCAGCGTAAACAGTCGGCTATGATGAATCTCCCGCCCCATCACAAACCAAGATTTAGGCTTGTAGAAGTCTTTGGCCGTCGGGTCTGTCGTATTACATTGTGCCGGCGCTGTCCACATTGGCTCAATTGGAACTAATGCTTCCAAGCAGCCTTTGCCAATGGTCTTACTTGTCAGAAGAAGCGGATTACCTAGCTTGTTGTTATCTTGTCCCTTAATTTGGATCATGATTTGGCCGCGACCAAAGAAGCCGTCCGATTCAATCGCCTTACGGAAAACATCACGAATGTTCAGTTTCTCGTAACACTCTTCAATCTGTTTAATCTTTCCGCTGTTGTCATCTTCGCCAATAGACTTAATCTCAATCCATTGGCGTGTCATTTCGCTGGCTGTTGTTTCGGTAACGCTTCGATACTCTGAAATCTGCGCCAACTCAGCCAAGCGCGGATAACCGATAAAGCCGGTATTAAAAAAGCAACCTGCGCCAAATGTGCCTAGGTTGCTGTTACAGTCCATCGCTATTGAATTATTCGCCTTTACGCCGTCTGGAAGCTCCGGCATATCTAACCCATACTGCTGAACAGTTTTATCGGGCAATTCCTGAAGCAGTCGGCGCAAGGCTTTTTCATTTACAGCCTTTTGCTGTTTCTTCTTTTTACTCATATTCTGCTCAAAATGTTTGGATTGATATTCAGGCCGCCTTGTACAGGCGCAAAAGCCATAATCAAGGCATCGGCACGGTTAGGGCTTGGAATACCTCGTTTTGCCATATCCTTTTTGCTCTCAACCTTAACACGTCCGTTATTGTCATAATCGACACGCGGACGGCTTAATTCGGCTTTGAGATACTCAAGGTCTTTAAGACTGCCTGATATGGATATAAGCTCGTCAACAGGATAAGTATCACCAAACTCGATAGCACGCCATGTTTTATAAAACCGTTCGCGCACCATCCACCAAGCCTGCGCTTTGATGTTTGAGAACATATCCTTGTTTTTCTTGTCATCAGTGTATCGGGCTTCAGGCTTAAACACAGAACCACCGGCATTAAAACCAATCGTCTGCACTTTTCCTGTCTTACGCCTAAACTGCGCTTTCACACCAGCACCGACGCCGATACTGTCATAGACAATCTTATCGGCTTTCGCCTCTTGTCCGTACAGATAAACCTTGTCGGCGGAATAGATAACGTCTTGGCCTCGCCATTCATCCATATCGATAACGACAGAACCATGGCGCAATATTGTTGCACTGGCATCATCGCCCTCGTCTGCAACGTCAAAGCCAAGTATTCTCTGTCCAGTCGCTTCAAATCCCAGCTTGATATGCGAATCAATCGCCGCGTCAATCCATTTTGGTTTGATTACAGACAACTCGCTATCTGCTACCGGCTCGCCTAACCATATATGGCGGTAAAGGTCATAATCACGCGCTTTGCATGATTCAGCCTCTAAGCGTAGCACTTCAGGCAAATAGATGTTGTCAGTGTAGTTAACGACAATATCAACCATATCATCAGGCGGATTGACTACAAACCGCTGATAGGTAGGGTCTAGGATATTCTTCGGATTCCACGTCAGCCAAATCTCCGACCCTGCTTTACGGATAGTCGGGATTAGGATATTCCAGCTTTCATCAGAAACGTTTTCCGCTTCCTCAATCCAGCATATATCAATCGCTTCAATGGATTTGATTTTTGTCGGGTTGTTCTTGATACCGTAAAAGAGAAATTCCGATCCAGTCGATAGATGAATAATGCGGTTACGCTGTACTTCATATTCTTGCGTATAACCTGCCCTGTCTATCGTGTCTGATAACAAAGAGATTACGGAATCACTGATACTGTTTTGAAGCTCACGGGCGCACATGATACGAAAGCGGCCTTTTCGCGCAAGCTCTACCAATACCATTGCCACTGCCCAAGACTTCATACCGCCACGACCACCGCGCAAACTCTTGTATCGGTGCTTGTGTATTAACGGCCTGAATTTCGGGTGTAGCTTATTCTTCATCACTCAAGAACAAATCGGAAAGTTTTACATCAGCCTGTATTGCAAGGTTGCCAGTGATTTGCTGTTCCACTTTGTCGCCGTATTTCTTAGGCGCCATCTTGGACGCCTTCCACTTGCGGGCGTCGATTTGTAACTTTGCTTTCGCCACTTCACCTGCTTCAGGGGCGACAGAATCGGCAATATCGATAATCTCGTCAGCAAAACTGTCTGCCTGCTCCTCGCGCGCGCGCGCGTACTGTTTAGAAAACTCTTCATTCTCCGATAGCCACTTACACACTGTAAAAGCTGAAGGCATGCCATCTTGTGAACAAACAGTCCTCAAACTCATGCCACCGGCTATCAGTTCGCATATTCTTTCTACTATCTCGCCGCTGTATTTACTCGGACGGCCTGTTTTGCGTTTTGTGTCGCTCATAAACCCTCCTCAAAAAAGAAACTGTCTAACTCCGACCTCTCTCAGAATTAGACGGCTGAAACACACTCAACACATGGAGAAAAATGGAACGCCCTACACCGGCAAGGCATAGGGCGAAGGGGGCAAGAACCGCTTTATAGTCTGTCTTGGCATGACAGCCATTCAGGCCGGGCAAACGCGTTTCACTTGCACCGCGTTTTGTTAAGACTCTCTCTCGTATGTAGGGCGCGACCCCTAGTTTGATTTGGAAGCGTCCGCGGCATCTTCCTCAACGGCTACGCCGCCCCTTTTGCCATTTGCCAGTTATGGCATGGCTAGAAACCTGAAATTCAGGCGGTCTGAAACAAATCGGGCTGTAACAGGTTCACTTCGCACTGCCTGATTTTGGCGGCAATATAGTGCTTTTCCTGCTTACGCAGATTCAAATCACGCCCTGCATGACTTCCGCGCGTAAATGACGCCGTTTCCTGATTGCGCCATGCGTCCAATTCTGCCTGTACTTTCGCCCGCACCGCTTCGCCACGATTCCAATAATCGTGCAGCACCAGAAAACACTCTTCCTGATACCGCTCCACCGTTTCCCGCAAATCAGCGCGGACTTTGGTAGGATTGATACCGAACAGCCAGCCGTTCAGCTTCTTCAGCGGGATATATAGCATTTCCTGTTCCCCGCTTTGGGTAGGTGTAGTCATATGCCTACACCCATATTTTATAATGTTTTTTTGCAATTTCTTGGATTGCGTCGCCCAATCCAAGCCCATGCCCTGCACAATCGGACGCATGGCAACATACACTTGGCCGTCACACTCGGCGGCAATCAGCTTCGCCCCTTCAAAAGGGATATACAGGCTTTTGTTCACTTACATTCTCCAATAAAAAAGCCCCGGCTCGAAAGCACGGGGCTGATTTACTGCGGCACACCCACCGCAAAGCGGCTCGGTATCTACGCGATTTAAGGCTGCCTGAAATGCAAAAAACCGCCCTATAAAGGCGGTTTATATAGCTATTTCCAAACTATAGCATAATTGTATCAAAAGTGTTTCATGCCGTCAAGAGATAATCACTTATTCCGTGTCCAAAATTAGGCAAGCTAAATTTGATGCCGTCTGATGCAACGGGTTTAATTCGCTGACCCTGTTAGGCTGCCCATTGCCATCATAAACAACTTTTATGCCACAATCGACGGCGTACGTTTGTGCGAATTGTCCATTTCTATTCATCTCATCAAAATTTCGAGCGGGAATAATCGCATACCCGGCTTGCTGTTGTTGTTTGATTGTTAAAATGGACATTGAGGCAAATCTGCCCGTAGCCCTAGCATCAATGAACATGAAATCGCCGCTTCCATAGACTTTATAGTTGGTTCCTGGCGGTGTCTCTATATATTGCAATCCAAATTGTTCTGCTTCTGACTTTGCCATCACCATGCTAGATATTACTGCCAATATCATTGCCAACAATGTTTTTTTCATCTTCATCTCCTAGAATAAACCATCTACCTGTTTAGGTTTACCATCACTCGAAATATATTACCGAATAATTATACATATTTTTACACAATCTATCAGCATAAACACAAGCTACCCAATAATTCCCGCTTGCCTAAACTCCGGTTCCAGTTTGCAAATGGCGCTATCAAGCAGTCCGGCCACAATTCCTCCAACCTGTTTCTTTTTCCGCCACAACGTTACGCGGGTAATATCAAATCTGTCTTGTATCTCCATCTGCCTGGGGCTACCTGAAAAAATATGCGACACCAGCGCATCACATATCAGCAAGTTCACGCCCTCGTTCTGTTGCTCAATATAGGCGGTAATATCCACAATCCCGCTCAAGTCCTCGCTGTATTTACACTCCACTACTGCAAGCTCGTATCGGTTCAATACGCGCTCAATTCTGCTGATAATCATCGCGGCGTTTGCGTGGGTTTCGGCTTGCGTCAAATCCCCACCGCCGCCCATCACGCCCTTTGATTCGCACCAGTGCATGACAGAAGCCGTGTTGTTCATCGGCTCCATTCTCACGCCCCTGATTTTATACACATCGAGTAAGACTTGTTCCACGTTCCTGTACATCTACATGCTCCAACTGATTTTAAATTCGTTCGCCGCCCATGATTGGATATTGTTTTGATACTCTGTCATTTCCGCCACATTCAGCCTTGTCGTGCTTATCGGCGTTTTAAGCTCGCTTCCGTCAGGCATGGCTTTAAGCTCATAACCTAGAAACATTCCTTTGCAATACTCGTGCCATGTCTCTGCACTGTATCGCCTGCCGTTGACCCATGCTTTATCTGCTAATTCGCCGTAAATAGCCCAAAGTCGTTTATTCTGCTCATGGCTGCGCTTGGCTTTGTATGGGCGGATCGTGATGTCCAAATTTCCATTCTCGAACCACCCGTTCAGGTTGTCCCAAATCGACCGCATGACGCCGCGCGCATTTTGCGGTGTCAGTGTGAATTTCGCTTCGTTCATTTAAGTATTCTGAAATTTATGCCAAACCAAATAACAAAGCCTAATACACCGATGACTATTCCAATTAAAACCAAAAATATTACTAAAATCCAACTCATTTCAAACGTCCTTTCACGCTAACAATCTCCAAATCCACCTCGTCACACTCCAAACCACTTCTTCAGTTCAAACAATCAACAGCCATTTAAAATCCTCTCAACCTGTTTCAACAATTCTCTTTCTGTGCCGTACAGGCTCTCAAACGTTCGCGGCGCGGCGTGAAAGGCTATCCCTACCCCACCAGTCCGATGATGTGCAGGGCATAGCGGAATCGTCTCAAAATGGCTGTTCCGCCGTCCTATCCCTGCACCGTTTCGGATATGGTGTACCTCTGCCGGTATGTCGTATCGCCCACTGTTACGGCAGACGATACAACCGATAGAAGCCACGCGCTCAAGGTGCTTCTTTTCCTTTTTGGTTTTGCTCATTTATGCACTTCCCCATGCAGGAAGAATGACAAAAGCAAAACACCCCAGGTCATTAAAAACCATGCGACAACAAAAAAATACATCGGCGTGATTGTCGTTATATTTTCACTATCAAGCTTAATGGTTAATTTTTTGGTTAAATCTAATTTGATTAAAATTTTGGCTACAAAATAACCAAAGTGAAGAAAAATTAATGACGAAACAATCGAAAAAATTTTAACCACTTCTTAAATCTCCGCAATCCCAATATCAAGCCCACCGTTCTCTCTTGGCTCGCTCGAATATGTTGATAAAATAGATTTGACTTGGTTGTCGTTGTGATAAACAACGCCTTGCAAGGCATCGACAGCGACTTTTAGGCAGTTATCAAGGTCAAGTATTACCTTGCTTGCCGTGCCGTCCTTGTTCATCTTTGGCACCAGGCTGACAAACAGGATCACATCTTTTTCAGACGGCCTAAAACCTGCCTTTTCTGCCGCGTGAGAAACGCAAAGCTTGTATGCCCTCGCTTCCTTGCTTAACACCTGCCTGTTCCTAAACGTTTTCCAATATCGGTTAGTGCTTATCGGGTAAGGCAGGGAAAGAACATTTGCCCTTTCCGCCGCCTCTACTATTTGCTCAATCGGGATTAATACGGCCAATGCCCACCCCAATCGTCATCTTGGTTGCGTACTTTCTTTGCGACCCATTCGACAAAGCCAATCGCCAACACTGAAACCGATACGCAAATCAAAAATACTGCAAGCTTCATAAGTAATCCCACTTTCTGCCGAATTGTTTGTAAATGTTTTGGGCTTCCCCAACTTTCCAATACTGATTGCTCAACAAGGGGAACGCTTCGTTTGCAATTTGTACGGTATCTTCAACGCTTATTTTCGGCATAACCGTCAAATCCCACACGCTCGGCTTAGGCGGCTTTGGAACTGGCTTAACGCCGTGTTTTTCTCTGTAAGCCTCTCGTTTACAGGCCTTGCACTGCCAGTAATAAACCCAGGCTCCATCACTGTTTTGATATTTTTGATAAAACTCGCTAATCGGCTTTTCCTGCTTACAGCATTTGCAAACCCTAGACTTAGGCGCAACGTACACAGGCTTGCATGGTTCAAGTTTCGCCTGCTCTTTCTTCTTCTCTTTTCTGATTCGCGCCGTCCGCTCGCGCTGTTTTCGGTTGATTTCATCTCGATTCTCTCGGATGTACTGGTTTTGATATTCCGCTTTACAGGATTTGCAACAAGACAGATATTTAAATTCCCCTGTTTTTTTGTCTCTGCGTCTATCCATTTCGGATAAAGGTTTTACTTTCCGGCATTTGTTGCATTTTTTAGTTTCCATTTCCCTTAATCCTTTTTCACACGTTGTCCAAATTCATCAATCGGCGGCATATCTACCAAAACGGTGATCCCGATAAGTACCGCTATTACCCCAAGCCCAATAAGAAACATCGTCATCATTTGCGGCCTCGCTTGAATTTATTGCGTTTCAGTAACTCCACTTCAGCGCGCAGACGTTGGTTTTCTGTTTTCAGTGTCGTGTCGGATTTAATTTTTGAGATTGCGATAACATCTGATTTCACTCGTGCAAGATCTGCGTTCTTCGCTTCAATTTCCGCTTGCAGTTCTTCGATTTTCTGCGTTTGAGCGGTCATCTTTGCCATCAAGCCGTTGGAAGTGCGTTTTTCATCGTTCAGACGGCTGATTGTTTCCGACAGGTTCGCGCTGACCATTTCCGCCGCCTTTTCCATTTCGGCTTTTTCGGCTTTCATGCCTGCGTTTTCCTTTTCCAGATTGTAATTTCGCTTAGTGATATCCGTGTTTTCCTGCTCCAGCTTGTAAAACTGATTGGCGTACATATCCAACATTGCACCGTAGGTATCAATATCGTCCATGTAGGTTTGCTTAGGCACGCCGCCCAATTTCCCGATTAACCAGTTTTTCATTTCGTTTTCCTCGTTAAAAGTGACTTACAATGTGTTTTATTAAATCTTCAGGGATAGATGACCGCACGATATGACGGCTTCCTTTCCAATCGCCAAATGCAAATTTCGCGCGTTTTGCCTGTTTTAAATTCATCGCTATGCCGGAAGCAAAGCCAGTCCTCTTAAGTGGGAAATCATCGCTATATGCGGCGTAACAGGCTACGTTCTTCACAAAACTCAACCCCTCGCGCTTCAGCTTTTCAAACAACATTGATGACTGTGGGTTCTCAATAACAAACGGGATTCCCAAAGCCTTAACCAACTCAGCCGTAAACAATGCTGTTAAATCGCCGTTCACTCCCTTTCTCAAATATCTTGAATAGACGGCAGGAATTTCAGGCGCGTTACGCTCAACCAATTTGCGAACTGACACATACGGGTGCTTTTTCCAGTTTTGAAAAGTTCGTAATGCCAGGCCGTTTTTATCTCGATAAGCGTTTCCGTTATCTCCTGCGGTTGCGAAGCTCCAAGATTCACACGGCGGACTTGCCATCAGTAAGTCGAACGGCTCTTTTTTGTGCATATCGACCAGCTTTTTAATATTCTTCAAGTCTGATAAATCCATCACAATATCGGCGTTTCCAATCCCTACCGACACTACATCATGCTCAGGCAGTGCTTTTTTTACGCTTCCATTCCCGTCGTCAAATAAAGCTAAAATTCTCATTTCTCATTTCCTTTTGTTGCGCCATTCTTCAAACTTTTCGCGCCGTTTCTGTATCACGATTTCATCGGCTGGCTGAAAAGCACTTCCGCCGCTCCAGTAATCGCCCTTGTCGCACTTGTAGCCTCCGTGATAGAAGCTCGCCCGTTGCTCAGACGTTTGCGATTTCTCGCATTTTGCAAATCCTCTCATCGGCGTATTGGCCTCTGATTGGAAGTTTGCGTATTTGCAGTAAAAGCATGTTTCACGCACGGTAACTATCCCAGTCAAACGGTATCAACTTGCCGCCGCCGTCTCTCAATCGGTCTCTGATTCGGGCATCAACGTTTTCGCGGAAATCTTTAGCCGACAAGTTAGTCAACACCAGCGTTGGCATAAGCCGCTCGTATCGACCGTTGATGACAGAAAACAAAATCCGACCATCCGTTTCAGACAGGTTGCCCGCGCCAAATTCATCAAGCACCAGCAAATCAGGTTTTACAAACGTTCCAACAGCCTCTTTTTCGCTTCCGCCGTTGAAACTGTCCTTTACGGTCTGCAACATATCGCCGACAGTAATTACCACTGCACTGCGCCCAGATTCGATAACTTGGTGAGCAATGCCGCAAGCCAAGTGATTTTTCCCAGTGCCACGCTTGCCTGAAAAAATCATGTTCCGGCCAGTCTGCAAAACGTCATCGAAGTTTTCCGCATAGTCGGCGGCGGCAGCTTTTGCTCTTGCCATTCCGATCACGCTTTCATCGACCTGGAAATTTTCAATTCGGCAGTTTTTAAACCGTTCGGCAATGCCTGAGCGGCCAATGCGTTTTGACATTTCGTCCTGCTTTAATTCGCTGACAAGGCGTTCGGCATATTCAACCGCTTCCTTTGCCGCTTTCAGCTTTCCGCAAACCGGGCAACCAGTCCAAACGTTGCGAAAAACACTTTTCGCCAAATACTCGCCATGCTCCGTGCATTTGCGTGTTTCCGTTTTGGCATTGCCATAGTTTTTTAAAAAATCGGCGGTACTTTTCAAAGCCATATCCACCCCCTTAGAAATCCGTTGTCGGCTGATCGCCGTATTTTTTGCCGTCCAGTACATCAGCCGTCATGTTGTGGGTTAAGCCACCATTTCCGCTTGACTGTTTGCCAAAGGTTTTATTTCGAACCCAATCCGCGCGGAAACTTCCCCAGCCGTTGCCAATGGAAAACATCACCGCCTGAAATGCCGTCATGCCAACTTTTTGAGCCTCACTTGCAATCAGGCGCATAGCCGTTTCTGTCAGCGGCTGGCGTTTTGCTTTTCGGATTGTCAAAAAGTCTTCAGCAATTTGCCCCTCGATTCCATGCTCTGCCAACAGTGCTAAATCGGCTTCGTGCTTGGTCGGTTTTTTCGCTGTTTTTTCGTGCACTGTATTAATATCTACGTTAGTAGATATTTGTTTTTTGTTTTTTGTATTTATGTGACCCCCCTTTTTTGGGGGTGGTCCTACCCCCATTTTCGGGGGTGGTGTTACCCCTTTTTTTGGGGGTACCCCGTTTTCAGGGGGTACCCCATTTTTCGGGGGTGGTGTTACCCCTTTTTTGGGGTCTGAAATTAAAAAATATTCGTTCGGTAATCCGATTCTGCTTTGCTTGCCAATCAGCCCTAATTCGACCAGCTCGTTAATAGCTTTCTGGACCGTTTCTTCTTTCCTGATTCCGGTCGCTTTTTGAATCTGAGAAATCGAAAGACTGTCATGCGTTTTCTGCCAGCCTCTTGTTTTCCGAACAATCAAGCCGTAGCATTTCCACGCGTTGCCGCTCATCTTCGACAGGTATTCATCGATAACCGAGTTTGCAATCTGAAAACTGTTTGGGATAAATTCATTCATAGTTCAATTCCTGACCTGTCAATCGAATAATGCGCGACTGGATTTTTGCAATTCCCAACCTTGAATCGCGGCTTATTGAAAACAAATCCCCTGCTTTCCAAGTCAGATATTCGGGCGCATAACTGCGTAATCTTCAATTTCTCGTATGCTTCCAGTGATGTGATGTGTCCGTTTGCGCGGATGTAATCAACAATCTGCTTGCACTGCGTCTGTTTTTGGTCTATCATGTTCACTCCTTTTGTTGCAGGCCTCGTGCCTCAACCCTGCCCCACGTTACCGCGTGGGGTTTTCCTTTTCAGTTCCGGCCAAATCTCTTTCCAAGTGTCTGGAAACATCTCTTGCCGTGTTACTGCCCCGTTTGTAGCCTTTTCAATCGCTGCCGCTGACTGAACCGGCACACTTCTAACGCCTCGCGCAATCTGATTAATAAATGCTGGTGAAATACCAGTCTTTTTTGCTAAGTAAGATTGGTTCCCGCGAATAGCGCAATATTCAATTAAGTTCATATTTAAACCTTGCTATATTCAACGTAGCAACAGTATAGCAAGGCTATTTTCAAAAAGCAAGAAAAATAGTAGCATTGTTAAATATAGCGTTGCTTTAAAATATAAATAATTGATTTAGCTGGGAGTAAGAAAATGAGCAGACTTGATAAAGTGAAGGAATTGATTGAAAAACGGTTTAATGGCAGTCAGGCAGAGTTTGCCCGAGCCATAGAAAAAGCACCGGCACAGGTCAATCAGTGGCTTAACGGTTATCGGAATATAGGCAATGGCGCGGCGGCTCACATTGAGGACGTGCTATCCCTGCCGCGTGGGTGGCTTGATAGCAAAGAATCTATCAGACAGCCTGAATCAAACGCCCTGCCGCTTGGTAAGATTGATGAATGGGACAATGACACGCCGTTGCTTCCTGATGACTGCGAAGCCCCACTGTACAAGGAAATCAAGCTATCAGCTGGCAATGGCTTTGCGGACGATATAGAGGACTACAACGGCTACAAGCTGAGATTTTCGCGCAACACGCTCAGAAAGCATGGTATCAATCCGGCAGACGTGGTTTGCGTAATGGCAGACGGGGATAGCATGGAGCCGGTATTTCCGAGCGGTGCAACATTGGGTATTGATACCGGCAGCAAGACTATCCGTGATGGTCAAATCTATGCCATCAATCACGGCGGTTTGCTGCGTACCAAGATTTTGCACAAATTGCCCGATAACAAAGTCAGAATCAGGAGCTACAATCAAGCCGAATATCCGGACGAAGAAGCGAGCCTAGACGACCTGTCTGTTATTGGGCGCGTGTTTTGGTGGAGCGTTATGGTTTAAAAATTCAGGCCGTCTGAAAACAGGCGGCCTTTCGTGCGTCTTACGGAGAAACTATGATGAATAACATGATATGGGTTAAAATTAAGGGAAAAGAATATCATGGAGGCTTCCCTGCCTCGTTTGCTGACAGCTTGTGCGAAATGCAACGCGGCTTTTACAGAACAGCCGCCCTTGCCCTGCATGGCGAAGAGAATATAAAACGCCTGACGAACGCCGAGCTAGAGAAATATGAGATAGTTTTTAAAGTTGAAGAGGGTTGCACAGAAATCAGCACGGATTTGGCTGATAAGGCGATAACTCTCGTAGAAGAAGCGCTTAAAACCATGCCGGCAGAGTATCAAGCAATACTAATCGGATTTATTTTCGCCTGCTATTTCGGGCATAAATCCTATGCGTCACTGCAAAAAAGAAAAGAAGCAGAGGCTGAAATAGCTTCCAAGACGGAGATGATGAAAGCCATCGAATCAGTAGCTTCAAAAGGGTTCGATTCCGTGAAAGATATTGCGGAATCAATTAACCGAAATACCGAAACACTGAAAGATTCCGTCTTGAAAAACGCTTCAACCGCCGACCAAATACAGCTTGCCGGAAACGTTTACACGCAAGCGGATATACAGGAAGCCAACAAGCGAAATAAATCGGATCGCACCAGCACTACCATGCACGGCAAATTCAGAATTGCCGTCATCGACAGTACCTATCCATATTTGCTTAAACTAACCCTATTGGACGAATCAGGCGCGGAATATATCGCCAAGATAGACACAACCGACTTATACGCCGAAGATGTGCAGAAAATATGGACAGCCGCTCAATCAGGGCAATTTAAAGAAATGTACATAAATGCCATTATGAAAAACGGCGTTTATGAAAAAGGAAGTATTGAAAGCATTGAATTATAAAGGATTTTAATTGAGATTTTCTCACGTCATTTATCCAAATATTCAGGTATAATACAGTTCTCTCCTGCTTTACTCTTTCAAAAGCTAGGTTATTCATATTTTTTACCTACTCAGCCCGCCATGTGCGGGCTTTTCTTTTCGCCTGTTGATGGGGGTTACCCCTTTCGATAGGGGTCATACCGTTATTTGCTTCACATTTACCGCCTATCTGGGCGGTTTTCTTTTTCCGTTCTTCCTAATTCGCAGGCGTTCGCCGAAGTGTTTTTCAGATAGCAAAAATAAATTCTTTTTAAAATCAATATATAGCAAAAATATAGCAAAATTTCTTAGCATTGCTATTTACATTCTATTTAGCTTTGCTATAATACACACATCGAAGCAAAACACCGACACGAAGGGAATCAAAATGAAACATTCAGCAAACATCATGCAGTTTAACGACTGGAACACCAAGCAAGAAAGCACAGTAGGCCGAATCATGCAAGAAGGTAAGGGAAAAAAGAAACGGACATGGATAGAGTGGGTGGGCAGCCCGATGCTTGAAGAAGTGGAAGGCAACTACCAAGACGCCTGCCGAATCGCTATGAAAGCCGATAAATGGAATTTCATCGAGCGCGTCTAAGTAAGAAACTTTACCCAAGCCGCTTCAGGCGAGGCGGCTTCAATAAAGAGTTTTACATCGTTCTTTAAAAATTTGAAAGCGTAGTAACCGCCCTTCAGGTAGGCAGAAGCCGATAGCAAGACATCGAAAGATGGGGGAAATCGAACAAACGGTTACAGGCGAAAGGCGGCCTAAAAGATAACAGCCTATGACGGTAAATTTTTAAACACTTGATAAACAAGGAAATACAAAAATGGAAGCAAAGAAATTTGAATTAAAAGACCCAGCCGACTTGTTCTTGATGATGGCAAGCCTGATGGCAGACGTAGCAAGCAAACCTAAGCAAGAAGAAGCCGAAGAAGAACCATTGCCGCCTGTAACAGTTACAGAGGCAAAAGGCATTAATGATTTCGCCATCGGCAAAGAAGTGATTATCCGAACTTATTCAGCAGGCGTTTGGTTTGGCGTGTTGAAACAAAAAGCAGGCAATGAAGTGATTTTGACTAAAGCACGCCGTATGTATAAATGGTGGGCAAAAGAATCAATTAGCCTGTCAGGTGTCGCACGATACGGCATTAAGCAAGACGACAGCAAGATTTGCGGTGAGCTTGATTCCGTATGGCTTGAAGCGATTGAGATTATTCCGGTAACTGGCAATGCGGCTGAATCAATCAGCACTGCGCCGGAGGTTGCTCAATCATGAGCTACTTAGACAAGCCAATTAACCACGGCTACGGCACCGGCTACAGCTACGGCACCGGCTACAGCTACGGCACCGGCGACGGCACCGGCTACGGCACCGGCTACGGCAACGGCAACGGCGACGGCTACGGCGACGGCAACGGCGACGGCACCGGCTACGGCTACGGCGACGGCAGCGGCTACGGCGACGGCTACGGCTAAATGTAACAAAGCCCCTGTAACAGGGGGCTTATTTAAGCGGCCGGAGACGGTTGCTTAAATAAGCAAACAACTGCAACAAAAGGAAAACCAAATGATTACTTTAGGCGCATTACAAAGCCAGTATGACGCAATGCTTGACGACGACATGGACTATGACGCCGAACGAGTTGAGCAGATTGTCGAGGACTACCTGAAAGAGTGGTCAGCAGCCGACCTGCTGGAAATCTTGAGCGGCAAAATCTTAGAGGGGGCAGAGGCAGCCCTTAAGAGCGAAGCCATCAAGCAGAACAAGCAAGAGATTGCCGAAGCACAGGCGGAATATGAATACAACCTCAGAACTTGGAACGACTAGGAGGGCATCATGAAATACGCAATCAGAACAGTTTTAGCCGTGTCAGCCATCACGATCGCGGCTTGTAGCTTTTCAGGCAAAGCCGAGAAGCCGGAAGAGCCTGAAACCATCAGCCAAGAGGCTCAGATTGAGCAGACATACGAGAACATGCCGGACGAAGTAAAGGTCATGGGAGATGCGGAGATTCAGCCATGCACATTTTGACAGCCTGTTATGTAGCCAAACCAAAAGGCCATAGCCATATCAGCAAGCATTGCGGCGCACGAATGAGAAACGAAAACGGCGTTTGGCACGTTTGGCAAGACGTTGAGACATTCGTCCGAAGCACTCACGCGCCGATTCTCAAGAAGAACGCCGGGCGCAAGAAAGTCAACGAGAAAACATTTAAGACAAAAGTGGCCGCTGAAAAGTATTTCAACCAGCTACTGGAAAGCTAACCATGTGTCAGGAATTAATGTTTTATTGCCAAGTCATGCAAGAGCTTGAGCAACAAGAAGAAAACGAAAGGAATAAAGAAAATGAGTTTCCCACAAGAAGTATGGAAAACCCTGTCAGCAGTCAATGTGAATGACAAGGTAGAGAAAAAGAACGGTTTGAGCTATCTGTCATGGGCGTGGGCATGGCAAACACTGATGGAGCACTATCCCGAAAGCAGTTTTGAAATGCACCCTGAAAAGTTCTTTTCAGACGGCACGGCAGAGGTAGGCGTAACAGTAACTGTCAAAAAAGACGACCAGTCTATCAGTCGTTATATGTGGTTACCGGTAATCGACCACCGCAACAAAGCTATCCAAAACCCAAACAGCTTTGACATTAACAAAAACAAGATGCGCTGCCTTGTTAAATGCTTGGGAATGTTTGGACTTGGACTGTACATCTACGCAGGCGAAGATTTGCCGGAGGCTGAAAAGAATCCGCCGTTTGACCTTGCCGCGTATGAGAAAGCAGTAGCTGAAGCGCAAACAGAAGAGGAGCTGAAACAAGTCTTTGCTGACGCTTGGAAGCATACAGACGGCAACATTCGCGCCAAAGTCAAAGATATTTATGAAAACCGCAAGGCGGATTTTAAGGAAGAGTAAGGGATTGATATGTTGAATGTTTTTATTGACATCGAGACTATCCCGAATCAAAAACAGGGCGCATTTGAGGCAATTCTTCAAGATGTTGCCCTGAATTTCAAAGCACCTAGCGACTTGACGAAAGAAAAAGCCGCCGCCGATTTGGGAATCACAGACAAAGACGAAATCAAATTTACGTCTAAGGCTTCAATGATTGAGCGTTGGGAGGCCGCCATGGCTTCTTCAAAATCCCATGAAGTTGCCGAAGATAAGTACCGCAAAACAGCGTTAAATGGAGGCTACGGCGAAGTTTGCGTTATCGGCTTGGCAGTAGATGACGGCGAGCCTGAAGCCATCACAGGCGAAAACGAAGCGGAAATTTTAAACAAGTTTAACCAATTCATTAACCGAATTAAAGCCGATGTTCCGCGCCCGAATATCCGATTTATTGGGCATAACGTTGAGTTTGATATTCGCTTCCTGCTTCATCGATTTATCGTGAACCGTATCAAGCCTGCTATCAACCTGTATTACTCGCAATACAGCGAGAATTTCACAGACACTATGCAGATTTGGGCAGGACGTGGAACCCGTATCAAGCTGGCGGAGCTATGCGAAATATTAGGGATTCCAAGTCCTAAAGACGGCATAGACGGCTCACAGGTTTGGGATTATGTGCAAGCCGGACGTATCGAAGAAGTTGCAGAGTATTGCAAGAAAGACGTTATCGCAACGCGTGAAGCGTACAACAGAATGACATTTCAATTTTAAAAAGGAAGCAAAATGCTGAATAAAGTAATCCTAATCGGTCGCTTAGGCCGTGAACCTGAATTGCGCTATATGCCAAATGGCGAGGCCGTCTGTAACTTCAGCGTAGCCACTAGCGAAAGCTGGAAAGACAGCAACGGACAGAAGCAAGAGCGTTCCGAATGGCATAACGTGACCATGTACCGCAAGCTGGCAGAGATTGCCGGGCAATACCTGACAAAAGGCAGTCAAGTGTACTTGGAAGGCAAAATCCAAAGCCGTAAGTACACCGACAAAAACGGCGTGGAGCGCACGGCTTACGACATTATCGCCAATGAATTGAAGATGTTGGGCGGTAATAACCAAGCAACGCAGGAACAGCCGAAACAAGCACCGGAAACACCCGCCGCGCCTGCTGAAGACATCGACAATGACGTCCCTTTTTAGGAGAGAGTAATGAAAGAGACATTCATACTTGTACGTAAACAGCGTCAAGAAAAACGAAACCACAATAAAGAACAATCGACAAATTTATTAAGACAGGCAGAAATCAGTTTTGAAAGTAAAAATAGCGGCAACCATTTGATTATTTTATCAACACCAAAAATTGATTTTTATCCAAGCACGGGATTGTGGAAAGTGCGAGGAGAAAATAAAAATCATCGGGGAGTAGGTACGCTATTGAAATACTTAAGTAAAATGAATCATGATCAATAAATTTAAATTCGGCGACCGCGTGAAAGATACGGCTTTAGGATTGGGCGAATGTGTGGTTATCAATGCTTCAGAAAACTCAGTCTATATCATGAATGAGCGAGGCGACTATAACGTAGTAGCACGTCCTGAATCACTAGAGTTAATCCCACATCCTGACACAATTCGACTTGATTGCTAATAACCCCATAGGCAGCCATCCGCTCAGTTAATTTAAAGAAAAATTCAAACCAATTTAACAAATGACAAAAGGAAAAATGCAATGACACCTGAAAGAATCGAAAAAGAACGCTCCGCGTGTGAAGCATGGCATAAAGAAACATTCGGGCACTTGCCGAAAAAGTATAAAGACGGAACTTTTATGTCCCCATCAAGAGCAGATGAGGTTAATCCGCAAGATATGTTTGAGGGCGGGCTAGCCAACGCCGCGCAATCCAAATGGATAAGCGTGGAGGACAAATTTCCAGAAGACTTGCAAGAAGTAAATATTCTGCTTAATACCGGGGAAGTAAGGATTGCCTTGCACTCACTAGGCACACCAGTGAGTAGTGGTTTTACGAAGGTGCATTATTTCACCGGGGATATTTATCATATTGATGGCGCAGAATATAACTGCTCCTGTTATGGAGATAATGTAACCCACTGGCAACCGCTCCCAGAACCACCTGAAGAGATAGGCAAATGATGGCAGACAAACGTCCGAGCCGTTGAGAGGACGGCATAACAAAAGGAAACGGAAATGACAGAGCAAAAAACAGATTTTGACATCTACGAAAATAAAGATGCTTTTATTAAATGGGCGCTTGAAAACAAAGAGCTTATCTTAGAAATGAGAGCGTCTGAAATGCGCTATGGCTCAGTTATGTGCACCATAGCGAACATGGTAAACATGAAAAAAAATTATGACGAAAAATTATTAATAAACGCATTAAAACTATCAGTATTTCAAGAACGGCATTATTGGCTGCACATTTACTAATAACCAACAGAAGCCGTTATTCAACGGCTTCAACATTAAAGGAAAACACATGACCCCTGTTCTTCGCCTGACTGAATATCAGGAAGCCTACGGCGAGATTATCCCCGAACGTACCGTTTCAAAAATCGGCCTGTATTGCGCCAGTGTACAAATCGCACTTTACACAGCAAGCCTTTACACGCGCCCGAAACGCTACATTCAGGCGTTATTCGACATCATCAACGGCGAATCGTTGCGAGCCATCGCCAAGAAGATAAACGAGAAAGAAAACGTATTGCGTGAAGAGGTATTAAACGCCGCGTGGCACTTCTTCCGCGTAGCAGAGTGTAACAGTGCTGTTCAGCCGGTGAATAGTATTCCCGAATTGCGACAAGACGGCTACAAGGTGCTGGCAGACTTTGACCGCCTGAAAGATTTTATTCAGACGGCCATGCAGAAAATTCTGATTCCTTTTGAGCAAAACACGGGAATCAGCCTGATTAATTACAACCAATTTCGCAAAGACTTAGTTCAGGCGGAAATTATTTGAAGAGACAATCGTAAATGAGCGCGAAAATACTTGACCCCTGTTGCGGTAGCAAAATGATGTATTTCAACAAGAATGACCAACGAGTTTTATTTGGAGACGTCAGGCAAGAAGAGCATTACTTGAAAGACCGTGATTTAGTTCGGCACTTAGAGGTAAAGCCGGACATTAAAATGGACTTTACAAACATTCCATTTGATGACGCGAGTTTCCGTCTTGTAGTTTTCGACCCGCCCCATTTGGTGCGCGCCGGAAAAAAATCATGGTTGGCAAAGAAGTACGGTAAGCTCGGCGAAGATTGGCGGAATGATATAAAAAAAGGATTTTCAGAATGTTTCCGAGTATTGGAATATGGCGGGATATTAATTTTCAAATGGAATGAAAATCAAATATCAACTAAAGAAATTCTATCCTTGACCGATGAAAAGCCAATTTTTGGACATGTAACCCGGAAACACAAGGCAAATCAAACGGCCACCCATTGGTTCACCTTTATTAAAGGGACTGCAAAGGAAATATAAATGAATATCGAAGAATTTAATCCAAAAAACAACCCTAAATACATCAGCTATATTTATCGTTTTTTGAAGAAAGAATACAAATTAGGTAAAGCATTAAATTCGACTCCAAGAATTGTGAAATTTAAACATGACTACGGATGGTATATTGGTTATTTTTTAAATGACGGACTTGGAGACTTTATTGGCAGCAGGGTTTTATACGGTAATCAAAAGGTAGAGGTATTTTGTTTTGTCAGAACAACCGAAGAAGAGATAACTGAGGAAATCAAATGGGAAGATTACGAACGCATCGGCGGGTGCTCATTGATTCCATGGCGACACCAATGGATTTACACAAACAAGCATTCCAGAAAATGCAAATTTTGCGGGCAATGGGAGCGGAAAACAATAAAAACCGTTAAAACAGTTAGCCGTCAGGATTTATGGGAATCAGAAGAAAAAAAATCATACAAGGACCGAGAAAATGTCAAAAATGCCAACAGAAACTAGATTAATGCTGATCCACGGCAATACTCATATTCCGCGACTTATCTCAGTACAGAAAGTGGAGGCCGTCTGAAAATGCGCTACGGCAGCCTGTGCAGCGGCATTGAAGCCGCATCCTCGGCGTGGGAACCGTTGGGCTGGCAGCCCGCATGGTTTGCCGAAATAGAGCCGTTCCCCTGCGCCGTTTTAAACCACCACTGGCCGCACGTCCCCAACTACGGCGACATGACGCGACTGGTCGGCAAAATACTCAACGGGACGGTCGAAGCCCCCGATATTTTGGTTGCCGGCACCCCCTGCCAAGCCTTTTCCGTTGCCGGGTTGCGCGGCAGCTTGGACGACGAACGCGGCAATTTAACCCTTGTCTTAATCAGGATTTTAGATGCAATTGACTTTATTCGCGCCCGAAACGGGCAGCCGCCATGCATCCTTGTCTGGGAAAACGTGCCGGGCGTACTCAGCACCAAAGACAATGCCTTCGGATGTTTTTTGGGCGGACTGGCCGGAGAAGATATGCCGCTCGTCCCGGCAGGGCAGAGATGGACGAACGCAGGTTATGTGCTTGGACACAAACGCCGCATCGCGTGGCGTATCCTTGACGCGCAATATTTCGGAGTGGCCCAACGCCGCCGTCGCGTGTTCGTTGTCGCAAGTGCTGGAAGCGAAGACCCCGCAGAAATACTTTTTGAGCGACAGGGCGAAGCAGGGGATTTTGGAGCGGGCGCGGAAACGCGGGAAGACCCTGCCACCTTTATTGAAGGCAGCTTTGGAACATACCGAAAATCTGATATTGGAGGCACAGTAAAAAGGAGGGGCGGCGCTTTATCTGGAGGAAGTGAAACATTGATCGTGGTACATGGCAGACAAGACCCTGTTTCATCAATGACGGCTTATGCTCTTGACAGGCAAGGCGCGGGGAACACAAATGTGATTTTGCCAAGCGCAGGAAAGGTTCGCAGACTAACTCCCCTTGAATGCGAAAGGCTTCAAGGATTCCCTGATAATTACACCCGAATTGCCTGGAGAAACAAACCATCTGAACAATGCCCGGACACGCCGCGATACATGGCAATAGGCAACAGCATGGCAGTTCCAGTCATTCGGTGGATTGGGGAAAGGATATTCCGAATATGAAAGACACAATTGCCGCAATCCTGATCGCCGCATGTTGAACACGCGCTAAGCCGTAAAAAAAGCAGAAACTCAAACAAATCAGAATCAACCAAGGACAGAAAAATGTCAAAAATGCCAACAGAAACTAGGCTGATGCTAATCCACGGAAACACTCACATCCCACTAGAAACCGTAGCAAAAGAATATTTAAACCTAAGCCCTGAAGTAGCACGCCGAAAGGCAAATGCACAAAGTTTGCCATGGCCGGTAATCTCAGCAGATGGCAACAAGAAAAGCCCAAAGTTTGTAAGCGTATCAGCCCTTGCTGAATGGCTAGACCAAATCGAAAGCAAGGCAAAAGACGAATGGGCAAGAGTACGAAATTAAAGCAAAGGCCGCCTGAAATTCAGACGGCCTTTTCTTTCAGGCGAAAAAAGAGCGATCAGGCTGCTCAGCCCTAATAATCTCATCAGCCTCTTGCAGAGCTTCCATCACCTCCAACACCGGCGGCCTTGCCCGAAGATTGGTATATCGCCTCATACTCTCCCAATCTCCATGGAGCGTGAACTGCTGCATCACCGGAATCGACAAACCCTTCTCAGCCAATCTTGTTGCCCCCTCATGACGCAAATCATGAAACCGCAGATCATCAATCTTCAGCTCACGACACGCACGCTGCCACAAAGAGCCGACACTTCTTCCCTTATAACCACCAAGCAACAAATCGCCATTCTGCACATTCATTTGCCGCGCAATCTCAGGAGAGCGCATCAAATTAATCACAGCCAGTGCCTCATCCGATACCATAAAAGCCTTGTCGTTACCCTTGCTTCCTCTTGGATTTTTCAAATCTCGTACAAGCCAAAGACGGTTTGTCTCATCAAAATCAGACCAGCGCAATCGGGCAATCTCATCAAGACGGCGGCAGGAATAAATCGCAAACCACATAATTAAGTGCATCGGAAGACGTTTCGGATTGACAACCACGCGCCGCCACGCCCTCAAGAAATATACCGTTAATTTCAAAAGCTCATCGTTATCAGGCAAACGATCACGCCGGCGCGCCTTGCCGATGACACGCGCCCTGCGCAAACCCTCCATCGCAACATCAAGCTCAGCCCATGATACATCAAGCCCCCAAACGAAATGCGCGTGCTTAATAATCGAGCGCATATACTGCAAATCGCCGTTGATCGTAGAGGCAACCACCGGTTTAATACCAAGCTCAGGACAACCCTTCTGCCGGGCAAAGGCAAAAGCAGAGTAATCAGCACGCGTTAACCTATCCAGCCGCTTATTAGCTATATCAAAATTTAAAATAAAATTAATAACCCCAAGCTTTGTCTCACTGTAATTCGTCCGAACTTCGTCAACATACCGCTTTGCAGCTTCCTTGAGCGTAGGGCATAATTCACGCTTGCCATCGTTAAAAAGAAGGTCAGGATTTGACTCAATCTCAAATTCACGCCGCTTTGCCCACTCCGTCGCAAGAGATTTTTTAGAAAAAGTTCGGCTTTCGGAGTATGGAGGATAGCCCTCCCTTTTCACACGCACCTGCGCCCTGTAAACAACAGCCCCCGACGGATTGGTTCTTTTGGTTATAGTAGCCATTTTTTTGCACCATGCGGAATAAATATTTAATGGTGCAACTATGGTACAACAAAAGAACAGATAAAGCACAAAATAAGCGGATAAAAACAGATAAAATACAAAAGAGAATTTTATAAAAATTATTACAAAACAGATAAATGACTAATTTAAAAGAAAATACTAGATTGATACTAGCCCCCATGCAGGGGCTGGTGGACGATGTGATGCGCGACCTGTTGACGCGCATCGGCGGATTTGACGAATGCGTCAGCGAATTTGTCCGCATTACGCACACGGTCCACTCACGCGCCACTTGGCTTAAATATGTTCCCGAAATCGCCCATGCCAACCGCACGCCGGCCGGCACGCCCTGTACTGTCCAACTTTTGGGCAGCGATGCGGAAAACATGGCCGTCAATGCTTTGGAAGCCGTGCGTTTCGGTGCGGACAAAATCGACCTCAACTTCGGCTGCCCCGCACCGACGGTCAACAAACACAAAGGCGGTGCAGTCTTGCTCAAAGAGCCCGACTTGATTTACCACATCGTCCACACCCTGCGTCAACGCCTTCCGCAACACATTCCGCTGACTGCCAAGATGCGGCTCGGTTATGAAGACAAAAGTCTGGCATCGGAATGCGCCTCCGCGATTGAAAACGGCGGAGCCTGCGCGTTAACCGTCCATGCGCGCACCAAAGTCGAAGGCTACGAACCTCCGGCACATTGGGAATGGGTGCGAAAAATCCGCGATGCGGTCAACATTCCTGTTACCGCCAACGGCGATGTATTCAGCCTTCAAGACTATCTCGATATTAAAACCGTCAGCGGCTGCGACAGCGTGATGCTCGGGCGCGGCGCGGTGATCCGTCCAGACTTGGCGCGGCAAATCAAGCAATATG